TTGGTGATTCCTGAAAAACATCCCGTACTCTCACAAATAGTACAGTCAACATACGGACCCATCTGATTGGTTGGAGTTATAACGGTCTCTGATGTTGCAATACTTACTTGGTCAACGGTATAACAGTCTCCACTTAGATTATAAACCTCATTAACTTGTCGACTTCCTGGTGTAACATAAAGCACATTTAATGGTATGTTTATATTAAATAAGAAGTTATTTAATGATGTAGTAACCACCGCTTCAGTATAATCATTAACGGTTGGGTCAACAAAAAATCCAAAATGTTTAAGACCTGCACCGTTTTGATATGTACTAGGTAAAGATTGATAAGCGGTGGTACCTGTAAGTCCTGAGTATACATTAGTTACGGTAAGTGCACTTAAATTTAAAAGTTGTGGACCAACTATTGTTATATTATCCCCATATTTAGTTAAAAAATTAGAGGAAGAAATAGTCTCACCTTCAATACTTGCCACCGAGTGTTGTATAAAATTAGCCGTACCCCCATAACTTTTATTGGCAACAGGGTAGACTAATCCATTTATTGTACCACCACTTTGTCGTATCTCATCCCAAACACCTATATAAGACTCATAGTCATATTGAAATCTATCAGTATATTCTAATATTGCGGAATTAGTCCATTGAGTACCATATAATTCAAAAGGAAGAGTATAAAGTGACGTAGTAGCGTTAGCTGCACCATGATATAACCCAACCTCCCCATCTGATTCATTAATTATAGTAATTACAATATAGTTTGTTTCCTCACCTGAAAAAGTACCCGGTCCAGATGTTGATGAAAAATCTAAATCATTATGGTTAAAAGGTACCCCTTGACTTCTTGTATCATTTGTCCCATAACTACCATTTAATGTATAACCTCGATTAATCCTTCTATACGTTGCATTCGCCTGATTTTCGTCATTAAACTCAATACTATTAGGTACACATAACGTTAGATTTGATGATTTACACCATTGACTGTCATATATCGAATTATTTACAGCACTATTAAATTCTGTGATATTTGTTGTACCACCATCGACCGTACCTCCAGTAAGTGAACCTAAATATGGGTAAACTGACCACCATAACCAATTCTCACCATTATTACTATTGTCTCCAATAATTCCCTCATATAAATTATTAGCTAATAAATCACCATTAATTACTTTAGTATTGTACCATGAACGAATAGATTCAGACGCCACTGAAACACTCGTTTCATCTAAAGAAGTTCCATCATAAAAGACAAACACTTTTTGACTTTGGCTATTAATATTACAACTATTTAATTTATCCGCAAGTACGGTACTTCTACTAGGGGAACATAATACATCACTACAACCGTAACCAATAAAGGTTGAAGTACTATTTTGAGGGTAATTAACTATATCGATAAATGTCACATTAGAAGTAATAAGAGTGTAACATCCATCATCCATTCCTGTAACATTCTCTATTAAGTAAACCTGCCCAATTATTGGTACATTAAAATCTTGCTCGTAGTCGAATCGATTAAACCTATAAACATCACCTCCAGTACAGGCTGAAAAATAATAATAAGTATCTAATGGATTCTGCACGTTAACACAATCAGAACAACCACTATATACATTAGTAATTACGTAAGTAGGGGAAGTATTATTAATTTGAACCATATCACCTACTCCTCCTCCAAAACATAATCCATTGGCTTGTATATAATACGCTCCAATATCACCAGACCCATCAGGACTACCCCAATTAATGGTATTGGCGCTAACTATAATACCCTGTCCAATAGCATCGACACCTTCACAGGTAGTCTTAGCGCTAAATGTATATGTATTAAAATAAGGATTAGTACTTTCACATGTCGAACAGTCAGAATATATTGTATCAATAATATTAGATAATGAAGATAAATCACCTAATGAAGTGTTACCACTATATGGTGTTTGTGCATTATTTAATCTTAAACAAGGTCCTCCATAAATTGATGAATACGACTTCGTTCTATCGACCATATCACCACTATATATCACATCGTTTACTGACGTAAATGGATTACCGTCACAATCATCAGATGCCGATACCCAACCATCATATAAACCATTAAAATAAGTTCTAGCCGTAGTTGCAGAATAAGGGATTAAAGTATTAACGCCTCCGACTATAGATGAGGTAATCGATGTTGCGATTGCGAAATTGTACTGAGTAACACCTGAGTTAGTAATATGTGTATAATCATCTTGACTAACCAAAGAAACAAAATCATACCTATTAGTATCTGAACCAATGACCTTTGAAGTATCATTGAATGTAGATGCACTGTAAAAATTTGTAGAATATCTTGGCGAATTAAATGGTGTAACCCCTTTAATTTGAATATAGTTTTGAGCGAAAATGGTTACATCAATACCAAAACTAAATCCGACATATACTGTTCGACCTGTAGTATCAAAACTCCACGGCTCATTAGATAACATTTCAGTATCAAATGATTGCGTAGTAGAACCTAAATCAGTAAGGGTCCATATACGTGACCTAAAGTTCCATGTGGAATTAGGATACGAACTTAAAAGACTTAAGGTAGAAGATTGAGTATTTCCTGCAGGAATAATCGTATCGTCCCATTTTAAAACTACGGTATCTCCAGTTATCGGCGATGAGATACTTGATGATTGCTCTAATTGAAAATATTTAATAGCCATTAATTACAATTAATTTGTATATTTACCCCAACATTAACCGTTAAAGTTTTATTTGTGAAATTATCATAACAATCAGTATTACTGACTGTTAAAATATTATCATTACTTATAGTATAATTCAATCCACTTTGATATAAATACGACAACTTATCATTCAATGCAGTTATCCACTGAATAGTTGTTGGAACATCCGATGAACCGTACCCCGTATAAAATAATTCTTGTACTAATATTGTTGAATCTAACCTAACATCAATATACCACTCACTTAATAGTGATGTCTGCACACAGTCAGTAATAGTATAACCTGATTTTACAACACATTGATTAATACTATTATTTAATATTCCTGGCATTTCTGTATTAGTAATATCTACATCACAAGTCAATGTTTGGTCAATACAGTCATTTAAAAATAATTCACCGTGATACATACATGGAACACAAGGAACAAGAATGATGTCACATCCTCTTTGTCTTCTCCAAACGTGTTTTTGTCTTTGTAGTACATTATTAACCATCTTTTGACCACCCATCCATATTGTCGATGCAGGTATCATTTGCTCAACTAATTGTGTCCAATAATCTCCAATACCTAAAGTGAAATCAATCATTTTTTGGTAGGTATACTGATTAGATGGTATATTTACTGCTGATGCAGATTGTAGATATTTCCAATATATCGATTGTAGTGTAGGGTAACTATTCGCGGCCCCATCACTTATCGTCTGACGATTCCTAACATTAATTAATGTAGTATAAAAAGTCTGGGCGAATTCAAAGAAAGTCCTTTCCTTAGGTAATGGATTTATAATTGTCCAATCTTTACCATTCGGAGATGGATAAGGCGATGTCAAACCACTCGAAGGAAAAGGATAGTCATATCTTCGAGACATTCTCCAAATATCGTATGTAATACCTTGAGCCATATTAAGATATAATTCAATATTTTTAGCATTTAAGACTAACTTTTCATCAAACACCTTATAATATGCGTTATATGCCCCATCTCGGTTTCTTCTTAGTCCCGTTTCTGTATCATCCCATGATTTATTATTATCAATAGTCTTTGTCAAACCAAAACCTAAATTCATATAAGGAAAGTCTCTGAATCTGTCAAAATATTTTTGACCGTAAGTAAAAGTCTCTAAAGTAGTTTGGACATCAGGATTAGAGCCCGTAAATGTAGAGTTAGAAATATCTAATTTTTCAATCGCTCTGTGGTCAGGTGTTTGTATATACCAACCGGAACCCTTTTCAAAAAAGAATTCATTATTAGTTATCGGACGTTTTGGATACCCGTTTACATCCATAGGATAATCCCCTCTAACGGCATTGGTTAATGACACATAAGTTGAGGTGGTAAATCCAGTGTATGTAGTTCCTTGAATATTGTAAATTACTGAAGGGTCTAACGCGGGTACATTATCCACTTTAGTACCTCCGGATATTTTTAAAAATTCTCCTTCGAACCTATCAACATTAATTGGTCCATCAGCAATATAAACAGTCTCATTAAACTCAATTAAATCTTTAGGTGCTCCAACCATTCTTAGTATTGCCTCAATTGAATGTCGAGTACCTTTAGACTTAAATAGGTAAGATGAATTTAAAATTAAATTTCGATAATATTGATAATTTAACTCATTAGGCGTTAGGTTATTTTGAAATCCGGAGAATATTGATTTATCTTCGGACCCAAAAATTGAGGTTAGAAAATTCTCATTAGTTATAGGAGAAATATTAGTGTCCCATCCTAACGTCTGAGCTAAATTCTGTAATAATGCGGACGGTATATCATTCTGTGGGGTGTAGTGGACAGAATTCATGAATGATAATGCATCTATAAATTTCTTAGACTCATCAAAACTTCTACCATAAATCTGTAATACCTTTTCAACTTTATTATCTCCAGTATCAAAGTCTTTAAATGCACCAGTAGTTAAGAACCTAACAATTAAATCGGTCTTATATCTATCCAATACCTCCGCTATTTGACTAACTTCTTTTAGATATCTATCAAAATTTTCAGTAATGATATCTAAGTTCCACACACCATTTTTAGGCCAAGTAACCTTTTTCTTAGATTTAATAAATTGACCCCTGTCATTTTCCTCAACTAAATCGAATGACGCAGTATATGCTGGACTACTAAAACGGTTCAGTAAAAAATCCTCTACTTCATCGAAAGGTTCTTTAAATGCAAATGCAGTATTAAACGAACTTGGTCTTAGAATTAATGTATTAGTAGTACTACTAACCCCACTAAACGGATTACCTTGGACACTTACCGTTATAGTTCCAGCTGAAAGACTTGTAGTTGGGGTGAAATTAACTAATGGATATTCAATTTCCATATTATTAACGTATAACGCATATTTGTTATATGTCGTAGTCAAATCCCTTAAAGGGCTAGTTGGGTATGGTCTTAAAATTAAATTACGTGGAGCATTGACCGAATAGTCAATTTCAAAAGGATTAATAAATCTAGTAACGTCCATTGTAAATGTCGTTATTTGTTCAGTAACATTAAAAGTTATATTACTGGCAGTATTAGCCGATGAATAATCTTTTATTAAGACTTTATTTACCTCTATTGATGCGGGGAAAAAATTAATTATCTTTGTAATTGACGCAGATAATCTTTTTTGTAATGAACCATAAAGAGCGTAATTAGTTACCTGACTAATATCGTAATTAGGATATACCCCGTAATTTTTAATCGCTATAGCCTTAGACTCTTCAATACTGGTTACATCAATATCAGATAAAGAGATTGGACTTGAGAATACTCCCGTATCAAATGTTCTATTAACTTTTTCAACAATATTTGTACTAAACTCAAAGTTACCTTGAGTTAATCCCCCACCATCTACTACTTGAAGCCCAACTAAGTTAGGTGAGAATGATTCATCAGCACTTGGTGGCGATGCAGGATAAAAGTATTTTTTATTGCTAGCCATTATTAGTTAATTATGTTATTGAAATTTTTACTGAAATCAATATTATCGTCTCTATCTTGACGAACCTCATAAAGTAAATTATTAAATTCATCACGGATTTCGTATAAGTTGTATTGCTTATAAATATTAAGACTACTATCATATAAGGTATAGATACCATCTTCCATACTTTTCGTTTGATTACCGTAAAGTGCAATTGCCAATGTGTCTATATCATGTTCCGCTAATTCAACATCGACACTAATAGGGTTAAAAAAAGTATTAGTCATTACAATTTTCTGATTTGGTTGACCAATAAATGGTGTGGCGTTTGCTTTATTAGACGGAGCACTCGAAGGTGAAACCGTACAAAAAATTAAATCACTACCACTCTCAACATATCGATATCTAATTGATTTTTGTGAACTATTAGTTAAATTTGTAACTACAGGTTCACAATAGAAAGAAGATGTAACTACTCTATAAAAATTAGGTATTTTAGTACCATCACTATTTAAATATTCAATACGATAACCAACAAGACCCTGATTAATAAATCTATTTCTATATTGTTCAGGAACACCATTTAAATCTACAATAATACCCTTAACGTTAGGTAGCGATGAAAGTACCCCACAATCAGTTATTGTCGTCCTTATTTCTACAGGTCTTATATATAGGGTATATATTCCAATTTTATTAAACTCCTCCGCAGGTAGTTTTAAATTGTATAATCCACCTAATATTTCCACATCGGAGTTTCCTCCTGTGGTTGAACTATGAAAATATGGTGTTAACACATCTGCGGCGTTCAATTTTGTTAATACAAAGTTCGTTGTAACGTCTCTTGAAGGAGTATAATTTAAGATAATCTCCACATCTTCGGGAGACATATCTGCGGGTCTCACTGTTCCGTATGTTCCTAATGCCATTTTATTTATTCATTATTTTTGTTTATTTTATAGTAACCATAACCGTATGATTCCATATCACCTAAGTTATCTATCTCCCCAAGTCTCTGTAATGATTCAAATCCAGATAACTTACCTCTTTCAATAAATATTTCAGATTGTATTTCCGGCGAGTCAACTACATTAATTAATACTTCTTGTTTAGTAATTGCTAATTCCACTAGGTCATTACTAGTTAATCCTGAAGAATTAGTTATACATAATGTCGTTCCATCAGGATAATCATAGTAGTTAACATTATTAATAGTATAAGACGTATACCCACTTGTTATTTCATTAACAATACCAAACGGTACACCTCCTTTTATTACTGTCGTAGTAACATCGTATTGTGTAGTTCCATATAATTTAAGTTCAGATAATCGAGATGAACAATATCCACTTAAAATAAAAGGTACAGTCGTAAAATTATTGGAGGTCTGTGACTGTACAGTATTAGAACTATCTCCGGTAAATATATAATTATAATCTATAGGTATTCCTGACCAACTACCTCCCTGTGGGGTAAAAGTTATATTACCTGAAGGATTATTGATAGTTACTCCTGTAGTTGGTACGTAGACTCTTTTCTCAATTTTTGTCTGACCCCATGGATTATTTTGAGTTAGAGTTATAGTATAGTCTGTGGTTAAATTTGGATAAGTATGTGATAGGTATTGTGGCGAATTAGATGTTAATGGTTCTATATTACCATCACCCCAATTAACACTATAATCGGCTAAAGTTAAAAACCCCTTATATTGGTCAGAGGTATTAAATAACCTAATAATATTCTGATTACTTGGGTCTCCTGACGTGACAAAATTAGTGACAACTTCTTGTTGTAACATAAACCCATCAAATGGGGTATAAAACCCATAATTTTCATATGTTTGCCTAAAAACTAATGGGATAGTTAATCCTGTAAGTAAACTACTACCATCTGTCCCACCACTCAATATTTGAGTCATTCCAGTATAAACACCAAAAGTATTACCACTAAAATATTCAGTAATTACATCTCCTTTAATCGATTCAGGAGATATTTTTATATAATATTTTTCTTCCATTATTGTGGATTAACGTATTCATACCATTTTATACTATCAGATAATGTACCAACTCTACTGCCTAACCCATATTCTTGGAAGACTTCATATTCATAACTATCAACATCTAGGTTAACTTTATAGTAAAAGTACTCTGATTTATTAAATTTAAATTTTTCTGAAAGTCCCGATTGAGGCCTATTCATCATTTTAACAAATTGACCCGTTTTAGCGTTAAAAAACTTTGCAGACATATAAAAGGTATTTAACTTAATATACTCACGACTCTTTAACCAATATATAAAATACCCTTCCTTATCGCCAACATAATCTAAATCAAACACCGGAGTTCTTATATCTACTATCTGTGGCACATTAGGAGTACCGATTTGTATCGGGACCTTTCTACCCTGTTGTGTTGGGATAATAATCGTAAAATAAGCTTTTTGGTTTTCAACTTCGGTAGTGTCATAAAAATCTAATTTAAAGAAACTTCTTCTATATGAATTAGCGTAAAAATATAACTCTTTATCTGTAAAAGTTATACCGCTATAATTATCGTAAACTATTGGGTCAACATACGCATAACTTGAAACCCATCGAGTAATATCTGATGGATTCGTGCTAAGAATATTCATAGTTCGATTAAAGAATGAAAAGTCGTAGGTAGTACTATACTTAGTATCTCCAGTTATATTGACCCATGACTTATGAGAGTACCTTGTCGTTTCAAAATCTTCAATAGGATTAATAATTTCTGTTAAAACATCCTCTTCATATTGTTGTATTAAATCTTCCCTACCAACATTATCAAAATTAATTTCAAGTGGTAGGTTAATCTGCGTGTCCTTATTATTAACAGTAAATCTAAATTTATTCACAATTATCGATTATTGGTTGATAGATTATGTCATTAAAGACGTTATTATTTTTCATAAGAGGTGTCTGTAAAAATAGTAGGTTACTAAATGGATAATGTTCTCCATTTAGAAATGGATGATTAACACCATTACCGTCAGTATCAATATACCCATATGAATAGATATCTCTCCATCTCCATTGTCCTTCAAAATTTGAAAAGAAAGAGTATCCAGGCACCTCACTTACCGAGTCTCTATCCCCCGTTTCAATATAATCCGAATACACTCTTAACTTAATAGATGTATGTGGATTATATGTATATCCATCAGGTAAATTAACATCACCACTAGTATTTATCACTGAAGGATTGAAACTATATTTATGAGACATTTTAGATAAAATAGTTTCTTTTTGGTCAAACTTATTCCACTCACAAATATCACCTTTAAGTTCAGTCCCTAATGGTAAATCCTTATTATACCAAAATCGAATATTAAGTCCGTTATCTCCTATTTTATCATAAAAACCTAAAGTAATATTATCTTTATTATTTAAATTCGATTTATTCCACCAAGTGTCTACGGCACTTTTCCTAAAATTAAAGTCCCAACCCACTTCTAATCCTTTATTCGATACTTGTACTGACGGACTATTAAAATACCCGATATATCCCTTATTGATTATAGTAACAAATAGTTCAGTGATTGGTCGATTTAAATTATCCATTAAACCTATAACATCAATATCCTTATCAAATGAGAACCCAAAAGACCCTCTACCATCTTTAACTGATATCTTTGTTACCTGATTCGGAGTTAATGCCGAATACTCTAATTTTTTTTTCGTAGGGAAGTTATTTCTTTCAAAGGCTAATCTATGTAAATCAACATTTTCGACATTAGTTAATGTTTTATGTTTCCTCACATAATATTCAGATGTTGTTTCTCCCGTATTATTCGGGTCAATAACTCTTTTTAATGTACCCATAGCTCCATTACCAATAGTCGCACCAGTTAAACCATAATTATATACATTCAAAATCGTATCATCATTACCGTAAGCTTGATTACCAACGCTATACACTTCTAAGATATTCTTACCATTAATTGGAGTTTGTAAGTAGATAGAGTCACCTTGATTTATATTGTGTTTAAATCCACAATAAAAACTAATCATTTTTTTACCATTCACTACTCTATTCGTTACACTATAAGGTATTCCATCAGAAACCTTAAATCCAACACTATTAGTCCCATCCTCCTCAGTATATACCATCATTTGGTCGTAATCATTACTATGAGGGTAAGTTAGATACGTTGACCAATTATATGTCGAAGCACTTCTACTCTCATAGACAATATGATTCGGAACTCCTGTAGTCCTAAAAAAATTAAACTCATCGTAAGGTGGATATCCTGTCCAAACGGCATTTGTGGTAACTCCTCCAGCATTTATTATCGTTTGAAGTGGGTTTATGAGATATAGTTCATTCTCAAAAGGGGCATAATTTGAACACCTACCCGAAACACTGTTATCAAATAAATTAACTATTTTTCCAGCTATTCTGAATTTCGTAGAAATTTGTCGTTCATGGTCAAATCTTTCTTCAAGATTTAATAGAACCGTCCTGTCCCCTTCAATCTTTTCTTTTTTAGTACTCTCAATAGGTAACTGTATAAATAAATCAGTATCCGCCGCTCCTGCGAATCGGTTAGAACCCCTAACTATTCTAATAGTCTCATTATTTTTTTGATTACTCATTAGAAGGTATCGTTAAAAATCTCTCGAAGAAATATTTCTTTGGTTATAAACCTGTTTATAGCACTTTTACCTCTACCCAATCCAAAATAGAATTGGAACGGTGAACCAACTCTATACCTACCTGGAGTCGGTGTTGAACCTGCTTGGTTGGTTATTTCAACACCACTAGAATTCGCATTATAAAGATATCCTGTACTTTTATCTAGAACATCAGATTTAGGATACTCATTAGCCCCATTAAAGTTTGAGTCCTGATATAAATCACTTCCACATGTGTCGGTTATCCATTTATTTTGTTGGGTACCAAATAATGGTGTAGGTCCACCATTTTGTGTTTCCCATGTATAGTATGGTATTTCTTGAGTTCCAGGATAATTAAATTGACTAGTGATTAATGGTGTTTCAGAGAAGGTTAATTCTCCAGGACCAAGTATTCTTCTGTTTTCAGTCTCTCCAGTAAACCAAACACCAAACATACCATTACAAACAGTAACACTATCCGCATAATTTCCTGATAGATATGGTAATACTCCAAATTCAGTATTAATCGATATCATTTGAGCGTAATCACCATCAACACGGGAATCAAAGAATCCAGTAGCGGAATCAAGCAAACCTGTTAATCCATCTTCTTGTCGGGAAAATAATGATTGAATCGAAGCATCACTATTTCCTAAAATGTTTTCAAGGAAACTAGCATCAACTAATCGGGATATTATAAATAAGTTTAATAGTCCTGAAGTATCTTGATAAGAGGTACTTGCTACCTTATCCATAATATATCCTTGAAATTCAGGTGTTAAAAGTATCTCTTTTAAAAAATCGGTTTTAGGTCCTAGGTCCATAATTGTGGTAGGTTGCCATAATTGACCATCGTTACTTCCGATATGTCGAATACCACTTCCAGTTATTTGTGGTATAAATTCCCCATTATAAAATGGTGTCGACCTGTAATAAAAAGAGTTAGAGTCAGTATTAAAATACATCGGACCCCTATGTTCTCTATCTCCAAAGAATAACCCAGCGTTAGATTGATTAGGGGCTCCACAATATTTATATCTTTTTAGTTGATTCTCTCCATCAAAGAATGACTTTTTTTGGAATGATGGCATATATAGTGTCCCGTTTATCCAATTATTTTGAAACATATGTCCAACAACACCCTTACAAGCCCCAAACATAAACCTAAACCTAGTCCTCCACTCGAAGAAATATTTCATATCCAGAAATATAGATAAAATAAATGGTTTAGAAACAAACACATAACAACCACCTATTGTTCTATCATCATTTTCACAAGGAGTTGAAACTCCAAAATCAGTGCAGGAACCACTATAACAGTCAAGTACCTTTAACCCTTGACAACTAAAACTCTCTAAAACTCCATCACTGAAAATAGAGGTGCTAGTGTCTCCTGTCATATCCTGTTGATTACCTGAATTATCAGTAGAACCTACGGGAGGAGCTGACGGTATTAAAATAGATTCACCTAAATCACTAATTTTAAATAATGAAAATCGACTATTAAGATGTAAAGGAAAATCTTGATAGTTTTGTGTTGTACCTGAACCTTGTTCTCTATTTGAAGATGTTGGTAATCTATCTGACCTAACAATTAATTTACTGGAATCAGTCATATTAACCATAGGTGGAGTGGAACTACCAAACCAATATGATGGAGCAATAGTATAAACCATATCTATTGTAGTATCTAGTAATACATCAGGTTCTTTATTAGTCCATTGATATGAAGCCCCGTCTATTCTTCCTTGACCTTCATCCAAACCATTATCCGTACTTATCGACATTGTCTTAGGTAAAGTACTAGCGAAAGGCGGTCCGAGAGTATCGACAGTAACCCCATCAGGACTACCAAAATTACTTAAGTCATTACCCCAACGATAGTCTATTGATGCATAATACGCCATACCACTACTCTCAAATGGTACAAAAGTATCGACATTTGGAGTAAATAAAAACGACTCACCATATAGTGCATTATTTAACTCATTAGTGGTATCATCAAAAGATGAGGTATTTGAATCAATTAAAAAGTGAGATGCCGGTGTATCCTCAGTTCCATTAGGAAAATCTAAATTCAATAATGAAACTCCTCCTAAACCTTGTATCGGTCGATTTAAATAATATCCACCTGAATCATTATTTTCAAACTTAAATAATGAGTTCCCATATGGGAACCCAAATAAACGTGATAAATCGTATGTAATTTTTTGTTTAGGTGAATATGGGTCAACTCCTCTAGTGAAAAAATAAACAATTAAATCGTCACCCTCATTATCATAGGAGTCTAAGGGGTTCCCTATTGGTTTAGTATTATTTGTCGCAGTACCACAATACCACTGACACGTTTTATTAATAAAGTAATTCCATAGAATAGACTCATTTTGTTGAGAAGTACCGTCAACAAAACTAAACTGTGTTCTCATTTCGGCTACGGTCATACTTCCTATAACTTGAAAATATTCTATACCTGATTTAAAACTATATGATTGATTATCAATAGTAGTATTTTCTAATTGTAAAGTAGTCGTTTGTTGATTCCCGTCACCATCTATATATGTAATAGATTTGTTTATAAACTCGGTATTGTTCCTCTCCACATCACCGGTTATTGAGTTATATCCGTATTCGTTAACGGGTAATGTATCATTATTTAAGTTTGGGTCGTTAATTAAATTAGAGTCGACAAATGACACTAGTTGTCCTGGCTCTAATATATATGAAGAATCCATAACTGTTATCATGGGCATATCCTCGAATTGGTTTGTTCCAGGAGATGGATTCGTAGATTCACCAAAGTCAGCATTACTATTCAGTATCTGAGTTCGCATACGATTAGGCATATCTGAATCGAAATACCTTGACCTCTGATTCATTAAATTTAATGATTGAGGTAATGTGACCGTATAAGTACTACGTAGTGTATCTGGAATATTTGCTGAGAATGGACTCTTTATCCAGTTAGATGGTGGAGTAGTCGAAGAGGGAGATGGAAGTAGGTCATTTAGTTCATATCCTGAAAATACATTACCAATATACGGTTCGTAACATTCATCGCAGTCGGAAGGAGTATCACAGTCAGCATCCACATACGAACTTATATTAGTAAAATCGGCTAAAACGATTTCATTAGCAATAAGAGTATCTATATCATCTTGAGCTTCTTGAATGGTTACACTGTCATCGGGAGGTAATGGACTACTGGTACATGAGCAAGCCTCACAATCCGGATATGTCATCATAGGTAATGTTAGATTCATAAAAGGATTATTATCTGGTAACGGGTCCATTGTCGATTTTTGACATTCACTTTTCTTAAGTTTATTACTGAAAAACGCTAGAATTTGACATAACCTGAATATTATAACATTAGTAAGCCAAATAAGAAGATTAACTATTACCCTTAATAATGGATATATAAAAGCTAACACATGCATAAGTGGTATAATTGAAATTATCATCGGACTGACAATATCAATTACGATATTAAATAGGAAAAATATAAAATCAAAGTTTCTCTGACCATCATTCATCGGAAATCTGTTCGTTTCACTCATACAAGACTTATCAAGTATTTCCTTTATACCGTAATGAGAAGCCCTATTCATTCCAAATTTGAATCTATCAATATGGGCCGCAGTGGTATATACCTTATTATAACCAAATAAATAAAATGTATCTTCACACTTTATCGCGGCATCTTTATCGTAATAGTCATCCCAATCTAATGAAAAGGCATAAGATTTATTAAAATCTAAATCACCTAACTGACCTTCATCAGAAGGACTTGTACCTACCCAATGTTCTTTAATATTAGGGATTAAATAATTCGCTCTCATTATCGGAGCTTGAAGTCCCGCTTCATTTTGCCATTTAACTTTAAATCGATATTTTGCCTTTGTAGCTACACCGATTGTTGGGTCAAATGAGGTTACTCTCTCACCAAACTCATTAGTCGTAATGTACTCTAAATTCATTGGTAAATCGACTAACCATACACCATCACTATCAATAACATTACCACCTTCTTCCATTTTATACTCCTCAAGGACAGGGTCGCCATTAACATCTTCTTTAATGGTATGTCTAATAGCTAAAATTTGTCCAGGACCTGAAATAGTATCACATAAGTTACCCGTATCTTTCTTAGGTCGACATGAAGCCTTAATATAGTCAGTTTCATTTGACGAAAATATTGAACCCATAAATGAAGTATGTGGAGTTATATCAATTCCTTGGTCCCTTAAATCAAAATCCGCTCTTGTTATTCCTACATCACAAGACTCGTCTTGCCCCCAAAAAGAAGAAACATCAATATCCTTAACCTCCGTGATTATTTGTGGTAATGAATTTAAGTTTTCTGAAGACTTAAATAATTGACCGTTAAATTGAGACGCAACCCCTAAACCCATTCTTACTAAATCTGAAGGTCTTAATGAAAACTCCCCCATATTAGATAAATCTAAGTCCATTACTAATTTTTGACTACCTAAAGGAACTCCCACAATCATAAAATCTCCTGAATCGTTTGTCCTTACCGAGTATTTGTAGTATTTTTCATAAACCTGTAAAACTTCTTTACGAGTTAAAACATCATTAACTGTTGGAAATGTACCTGTTGCAGTATGTCCGTAATATTCATTAGTATAAGGTAGTAAATTATATCGATACCCATCCTCATTTTTAGTTGTAGGACTTTTATAAGGATATAATGTAGAAATAATCGGATTATTTTCATCTACCTCGTCTATAGGTATGAATATAGAAATATGTGCGTTTGGGATACCTAATCCACCGTTAGATATTACTCTACCAACAACTACTCCGTAGTCGGCACAGAATTGAGTATATAGGTCCTCTTGTCTTAACTTTAAGGATAATATCTCCAAGAAATCGAAATCCTGGTCAATATTAATGTTGATATCTCTATCGACACCAGGCTCCGTTCTAATTCTGATTGATTTTGGCATAATGAGTTTTTAAGATAAATAGTTATTTATCCTAATTTTAATTTGATTTTATTAAAAGTATATGGATAGAATTAAGAGAAGTCGACATTTTTAAGCGACTTAGCTCTTACCTTAATGTCATTATCAGGGAATCTGATTTGATACACTTGGTTTGGTTGAGCAAAAATAGTATCGTCAATTAACTGAATTTGCTTAGTATCTGTATTTGAATATCTTTGAGAAGTTTGAGAATTTGAGTATCTTCCTCCAACTTTATTGAAGACTTTTAAGTCAGCTAAGGATATCACACCAGGAATATCTTGAACTATTCTTCTAACATCAGACACATTAACATTAGAACCTAATTGTTGTTTTTGTGGGGAAAAATAACTATCGATTGAATTTATAATATTAGTAATTATCTGACCCTGATTTTGTGTGGAGTCCATAACCACTGAAAGTTCAAATTCTAAATCCACAACATTTGCAGTAGTTATTGAAATATAATCATTAATCATTCTATAATGTGATAAATAATTTGCGATATTTTGTTTTAATGTATTTGAAACGGATTCGGTTAATTTACCCTGAGTATCGTATGATAGAATTTCAATTTTAATCTTATTATCTTCTTCAGTAATCGATGCCTTAGCAGGTGCCCCGTATCTACTCGGCATTGTTCTAACTAAAGAGTTATAATCACTAACGGTGACCGCTCTTTTTTGTGATGAAAAATTAAAAGATACCATATTTCTAACTTCTTCAGTTGTAGGTAAATCACCACCACCAATCGCGGCAGTAATATTAGTAGACCTTAAACTTTCAATAACATTTTGATTAATAATATTCGATGGCCCATTAACATCAAAGTATGTAGTACCAAATTGGGTTATAACATCAACTCCAACATTCGAAGATTTACCACCACCTATTCTATATTGTACAAATAAGGTTGTGTTCGCCTTTACGGTTAAACCTAACCCTATATTATTTTGATAATCCTGTATTCTTAAAGGAATACCTGTTTTTGTAAATTCTTGTAGTTGTTCTTCGGGTGTCGTAGTACCACCACCAAAATTAACCTTACAATAACCTTCAGGAGTATATTCCGAAACAAATCTATTTTCTGTTTCAATATATTTACCTACTTTAATCCCTGGTTGGTCCGCAGGTTTTGTCGGGTCTTCAACAAATATTTTAGACTCCGCTAGTGCGTCTACTTCATACCACTTACTTTTTGAATTAATAAATTCATCGTATGTTGGAGGTGATTGATAGCTGACACCATCTTTTTGTATTATTGAAGTTATACTTATAACATTTTTTTCAGGTAAGAAAAATTCGAAGAAAGGTTTAACATCATTATTATTAATAACCTTCTTAAATGTCTTAGTTAACCCATTAACGACCACCTCTCGTTTGGTCATAGTATAATTAACAAGTCTATTATTCGAATCAAAATTTGGTATCTTAGTACGATTAGGATATCCCTCACTATTATACTGTGAACTAAATTCAATATCGTTAGAATTTTCAAAAACCTGACCCGCACCAATAAATTGTGAGCCGGCTCTCATAGTTCCTAAATATCTCTCATCTTCTTGGTCACCCAAGGCAGGAACGGTAATCGATACGTCAACTAAAGCGATTGATGGTCGGTTTCCCGGTATCTTTAATCCATATGTTCTCGCTATATTATATATTGACGACTTTTGTTGTGCATATTGTAATACAGTCTCTTGAATACTACGGTCCATGTGATAATGTAAGTTATCACCTATAGCGGCATTTAAGTCCATAAACACCGAATAAATCGATGCGTCATTAAAATTACCAATTAAATCAGGGTAATACTGCTGAGTATAATTTACCAGTTCCTGTCTTAAGGACTGAAAATCTCTGTCTGTGTAGGATATTTTACGATTAGCCATATACTATTAAATATTAATGATAACAAAATCTTTAGATGAAAACGTACCATTAGCGATAGAATAGTCAATTCTTAACTTTGCAGTGTACTCTTCTGTACCTTGTCCTGCAACTCTATAGATTTCACCTTCTAATTCATCATAATTTATTTCACCAGGTAATGGTTCGGATTCAAGATACGGTTTTATCGTGATATCATTGATTTGTAGATTAGGAATAAACTTATCCACGGCTTGTCTAACATCTGCCTTAATAGCATCGAAGGTAGGTCCATCCATCGGTTCGAATATAAATTCATATATACGAGTCCCAAAATCAGGTAAAAAATACCTACTACCTTTTCTTGTTAATATTAAATGTAACAAGTCCGTCCTTATCTCTTCATCAGGAGATTGAGTTAATCTTAAGTAGTTTCCTCGTAAACTATCCCTAAAAGGAAAAAATACTCCGTATGTTTTACTATCTGCCATATCACATAAATATAAACACAGATTATTTTATCTAAATATAAAATGAAAAAGGTCAGACGTATCTGACCTTTTCTTATGTTTTAATCAATTTTTTATTGTTTAACCCTCACACGCGACACATTGTAGGTCATTTAAGTTAAGTTTTTTTCTAGCAAACGCTTGTGCCGAATTCATAGAGTGTTGGTAATAAAGGGTTTTAACCCCTAATTTCCATGCATCGATATGTAACTTATTTACATCTTTAGTCGGCATTCCAGGAGATACCATCAAATTCAGTGATTGTGATTGGTCAATATAATCTTGTCTTACCGCAGCTTGGTTGATAATTGACGACTGGTTAATCTCAGCAAATGTTCTAAAAACATCTCTTTGTATATCACTTAAAAAGTCTAAGTGTTGTACTGAACCATCATGCTTCTTAATGGTATTCCACACCGCTTTAGTGTCTTTACCTAATTCAACTAATAATTGTTTAAGAACGGGATTTTTAATAGTAACCTTTGATTTCGCAACATCTTTAACATAATAGTTTGACCATATTGGTTCAATAGATTGAGATACTTGACCTAAAATAAATGCTGATGAAGTTGTTGGTGCTATGGCATTTAATGTAACATTTCTTCGACCATAACCTTTTAGATATTCAGGTTCTCCGAATAACACGGCAAGTTCCTCCGATGCTTGATATGATTTTTCTTTAATACATTTAAAAACCTCAACATTTAATTTAGCACTTTCTTTAGTATCGAACGGTAAATTCTTAGATTGTAATAATGAATGCCACCCTAATACTCCTAAACCTAATGCTCTTTGTCTTTTAGCAAAGTTATAAGCCTTTTCCATATATAAGAAAGCTAATTTACCTTCTCTCGTACCGTTATTCCTTAGTTCCTCTAATTTACTACAGTATTCGGTAACAATCGCATCTAAGAAATAAACCATTGTTTGAACCGCATCCGTATCTTTCCACTCGTCATAATGTAGAACATTCATAGAAGATAATACACATACAAATGATTCGTCATCTGAATTATGTAATGCAATTTCAGAACATAGGTTTGAATTATAAATCTTAGCACCTTTATCTTGGTAAACATTAGGTGAATTATTATTCATAGTATCAGTAAACATAACATACGGATAACCCATTTCACCTCGTCTTTGAATAACTTTAGCCCATATTTTTCTTTTGTCATCGTCACCCGCAATCATTTCTTCCATAAACTTATCAGTTACAGTAACCGCATGTGTTAAGTCTTGAATAGGGAATCCTTCAGTACCAATTTCAAGAAATTCCATAATGTCTGGATGTTCAACAGGTAAATAAGGTGAAAACCTACCTCTACGAGTTGCTCCTTGAGATATATTGTCAACAACACTCTGGAATAGATTCATAAAGTGTACCGCTCCAGGAGCATGTCCATTGTCTGTAATACCAGCTCCTCGTCCTCTAATATTACCGAAATATCCTGAGGTTCCACCACCCATTTTACTCATCTCACCGACCTCTGCTTGTGTGTACAATATTGATTCAATATTGTCACTTATGTGTGACCCAAAACAACTAACCGGTAATCCTCTAACTTTACCAAAATTTGCCCATACTGGCGATGATAAAGAATACCATCCTTTACCCATATACCCATAAAATTTATCGGCAAAACCTTCAATACCTAAAAGTTTCTCTGCATGTTCCGCGATTGTTCTTATTCTTTCTAAAGGTAGTTCACCTTCACTTAAATACCCTCGGCGAAGAAACGTTATAGATTCTTCATTAATCCAATCAAAAGGTTGTCTATTTTTCATATTAGTTTTTATATATTTTTAAAATAAGTCGTTAGATGTAACGGACTTCTGCTTTTTACTATAGTTTATACTTCTTTTATGAAAGAAGTCGGTATGTTTGGTTGTTAGTATTTCATCATCAAACCATTCTGTAGTCTCTAATAATGGTTCATTAACCTCAAAAATTTCTTCAACACCAATAGAGATTAATGATTGATTAAAACGATTCTTAATGAACTCCATCGTTTGACTTTTAGTTAAGAAGTCTAAATCACCCTTTTCAAAAATCCAATCAACCAGTTCTTTTTCCGATTCATAAGCTTCTTTAGTTGCGATAATTAAATCTTCAACTAATTGAGGTGTCCACCACTCAGGATTTTCTTCTTTTATTAGCTTAACTAAATCAAAACCAAATTCTGCATGTATGTTCTCTTCTTTTGATGTCGCTTCCACCACATTACTAATACCCTTTAAATTATTTCTATGTTTGTTAAATGACATAATAACTAAGAATTGGGAAAATAATGAAACATTCTCAACAAACATCGTAAATAACACTATAGACTCAAAATATTCTTTATTGTCCACAGATTTAGAAGTTAAAATCGCCTTATCTAAATACCTAATTCTTCGTCTAATTTGTGGTACCTCTAATAACTTTTCAAATTCACCATTTAACCCTAATAATTGAAGTAGATGTGAATAAGCGTCTGCATGTCTAACTTCTGATTCCGCGAAAGTCGCACCAACATTCCCAATTTCAGGTTTTGGCATTCTCTTATCTATGTCACCCCAAAAGGATTTAACA